CTTCTTGGGGAGCACGAACTTCTCGCCATCGACTTCCAGCTCGAAGGTCTCCGGGGCAGGCGGTTCGGCCTGAGCCGTGTCGCTTGCTGCCTCTGTGTCCTGAGCGGGTGAATCCGGCGCATCAGCGGCCGGGGCGTCTCCGAAGAGAGCGCCGATTCGATCCTCGACCGAGGCCTCTGGGGCTTGCTCGATTGGGGTTTCGGGGTCCATACGTTACCTGTACTGGGCTGAATACTCAGCCGGTGACAATTCGCGACGTGCTTGTTGTTTGAGTTCCGCGGCGGCGAGTTTTCCGTCCGCTACGGCTTGCTCGAGGTTCGCTCTCACATCGCTCAAGAGCTTCAGCTGTAATTTCAGTTCGTGTGCGCCCTCGCGATCCCGCATGGGACAGGACTCCCAGCGCTCGTGTATCGCTTTGGCAACGAGGTCGAATGCCTCGATGAGCATCGAGTCGGCGAGTAGCTTCTCGGCCTTCGCGCCACGATCGATTTCGTCTTTGAGGGTCACTGGCGCACCGCCTCGGTCCCGACCGCGCGGCCCGAGCCATCACGGATGATCCGCTTCGGGGCATTGAGCGCAGCGAGCATCTTCGTGAGCGCCTGCTGGAACTGTTCGCTTTGCTTGGACTGCTGTTCAGCGAGGGCCCGGATGAGCTCGGTCACTGTGTCGGTCTGCTGGATGCGCGACTGAGCTTCCATGACCTTGGGATTGAGCTGTGCGCGCACGCCTTCGAGCTGCGTCGTCTGCTCGCCGTCGAGCTGCTTCAGGTGAGCCTGTACCTGACCCCGTACACCCTCGATCTCGCGCGCGTGCTGGAACTCTGCAGTCTTGAGCTGACCCTGATGGGCCGCGATGCGCAGCTTTGTCGAGGAGTCGACATCGGTCTTGTACTTCTCCAGCTGCAACTCGCCTTCCTTCACCTTCTCCTGGCTTGCGAGCTCCGCTGCCTTGATCTTCTCGGCGCTCTGCGTCTTGAGCGTCTCGGCCGCCATGACCGTCGGATCGGGCTGGGGAGGGCCGGGCGGTGGCAAGGTGGAAGGATCGGTGAAGAAGCGATCGGGCACCGACATGTCGGCCGCCTTCGCAAGCTCGACACTCGTTTCGTAGATGTTCTTCGGCTGCACGATCGGCAAGCCGAGCTGCAGGGCCTGCATCTGCTGATTGAGGATCAGCATGAGTCGCGAGACGAGCGCGTCCTTGTTCCCGGCCGCGTATCCAACGCTGATGCGGAAGTCGGTACGACGGCGCCAGTCAGACGGGTTTACCTCGACCCACTTGCCCGAGAGCTTGATGGTGTCGGCCTTGTGACCCGATTTCAGGACGATCTCATGCAGGATCGCGAAGCACTCGGCGATACCTGGCGCGAAGTGACGCGCGATCTGCTCGACGCGCTGGCCCGCCATCGTCGCGAGCTGGTTGATCGCAACGCCCGACTGGTTGGTGCCGAGCGCATCCTTCGTGATGCCGGTGAAGTTGTTGTTGACGCCTACGCGGAACTCGCGCACCTGATCCATGTAGGCAAGCCCTTCCATGGCCTGCGGGAACACGAATGGCGCCTGAAGTGGCGCGATGTCAATGCCGAACTGCGCGCCGGTCTTGCCGCGCACGATGCCGCCCGGACGCGAGATGAGCAGGTCGTCGAGGTTGACGTTGCCCGTTGCGAACGTGCGGGGGTTGTTGGCGAGGTAGAGGTTGTCGAGGCCCTGCCGAAGGATGGCGGTCTTCTGGCGCTGGATCTCGATCGTTGCATCGGCCGGGCACAGGCCCACGTGACGATGCGGCAGCGGATCGGGACAAAGCACTGCGACGGGGATGCGGTTCACTTCCTCACGGTGCAGGATCTGGTTACCGACCCGGACGACGTACTGGAGCTCCGCGATGCCATCGCCGTCATGGTCATAGCGGATCCAGATCCAGCGGCACTTCACGCGTTTGCTGGCAGGATCGGGCGATTCCTCGGACGCCCACGCTGACTCGCTATACCGATCGCGGGCCACGTCCTCCTGCGTCTCCGAGTCACCATCATCCTGACCCGAGATGTCATCGTCGATCTCGTAGCCTTCGGCGCGCAGCTCCGACAGGGTCGGAAAGTCGAAGTATTCAAAGTACGTCGAGTCGCGCAGCTGCACCGTCGTGGTGGTGCGCGCGATCTTGCAGCGCTCGGGTGGCAGAACGAGGATGCAGAACTTCACCTCTTCCCGTGTGCGCCGAATCGTCACGTCGTAGAGGTTGGGCGGGGGTGGCGGTGGCGCCATGACCGGCTGCCCTGTCATCGGATCGGTGACGGGCATCGGGCCCTGCGGGCCCATCTGCATCATTGGCTGTGGGGGCGGCGCCTGGTAATCCGGGTCCGGATACTCACGTGCCTCAACGATCTCGCCGCCGTCCTGGAGGATGAGCGCAAGGCCCTGGTCAGTCTGTCGCTCGTAGCGCTCGACCTCGACCTGACGGCGCTTTTCCTTGTAGGGATGCAGGTAGCCTGCTTTCGTCAGCAGCGCATCCATGCACGCTGTATCGAAGATCTCGAACCAGTTGTTGCGCTGGAGCGCGATGTAGTTGAGGTACTGGCCTTCCTGCTTGGCGCCCGGCTCATCCTCGGGACCGACAGGCGGGATCTCTACGACGTCATCGCCGTTGGCGAAGATGCGAGCGAGGCTCGGCTTGATCCACTGAACGGTCTCGTACACGGAGCGGTCGACGACCTGCGAGCGGCCGTCCGGAGCGGGCTCAGTGTTTCGCCCGAGGTAGTAATCGAGGGACTGGGCGCGCTCTTGACCGAGGTCGCCGCTCTCGTCCGAGCCGTAGGAGTTATCCTCTGCGGCGTCGATCGCGCCGATCAGGGGGGAATAATCCGTGGATTTGACCATTGGGACGCGGGAAACTCCCGTTTGACACACCTTTTTCGGCGTATCCGTCCCAGCCGGTCGAAGCTAGACGATACCGCGAGCATCGTACTGTATTTTTCTTCCCCAATCACCAACTGTTTCGCTGAAGATACGATCTGCGCATATCGCCATCAGGCCGAAGCTGTCTCCACCGTGGGACGACCAGTCGTGTTCCGGCCCCAAGCCAATCCCGCGGTTCTCGTCCTTCTTCTCGTGGTACCAGCCGAGCGCTTCAAGGCCGGGACTCGTGGTCGATTCGTTGAACCACATGGCAGGAAACTTGCGCCGTCCTGTCTCGATGCGCTGCTTGGCCGCGCCCTTGCCCTGGTTCGGCACGACGGTCACATCGTAGAGCGCAGCTTTCAGGGCTGATTCATACGACACATCGAACACCTTGTCGTGTGTCTCGCCATCGTGTGGCAGCCAGATCTGCGCACGCCTGGGCGTGTATCCGCGCTCGCGCATCCATTCGAGGTGTGTTGCGAGCGGTTGGCCCACCGCCTCGTAGTAATCGATGACGCGGATCTCTTTGCCGATGAACTGCGCGGCCCAGATGGATACGGCATCCGCACGAGCTCCCGTGCCTCCGATGTCGAAGAACAGCCGCACCATCATCAGCGGGTCTGCCGCTACCCTGCCTATGCGTCCTTGCAGGCGGGCTTCGTTCAAGCACTTGGCGTAGTACGCGCCTTCGATCACTGAGACGTATGCGCCCTCCCAGATGTGCTGATATTGCTCGGGCTGCTGGCGCAGGCAGTCCTGCCGCTCCTGTTCGAGCTCTGAGGTGAAGAAGGGATTGTCACGCCAGTTGGCGCGGACGATGACCGCGCCCGTGGGTTTCTCGACTCCACGGAGCAGGATATCGATCGGGTCTGTCTTTCGACGTGGGTTCCAGCTGAACCAGCGCTCTGCCCCTTCTGCGCGCAACGTGGGACGCAGTAGGTTCAGCGAGTGGGCGGTCGCGGTTTGAGCTTCTTCCCACCAGGCGCGCTTGAATCCCTCGAGCGACTTGATGCTGTCGGCCGAGTAATCGTTCATGCCCTTGAAGATGATGATTCCATCACCGGGCGTCTGGATCTCGGCCTTGAATACCTTGAAGCCGTCCGCCTCCCCGAGACCCATCGTGCGCAGCTTCGTCTCGATCAGGAGCTTGGAGGACTGCGCGAGGTCCTTCTGCACTTCGCGGATACACACCGCGCGCATGCCCTCGCCGTTGTAGTCGCCCGGCTCAGCGAGGCAATCCTCGATCAGTTTCTCGCCAAAGAAGTGACTCTTGCCGCTGCCACGCCCACCGTGAGCGCCCTTGTAGCGGGCGGGAGCCAATAACGGCTCGAATACCTCAGCCGTCGGTATTCTTAGGGTCTGGCCGGACAATCGAGCGCTCGATCTTTTCGAATTTCAGCGGCGGATCATCGTCATCGCCACCAATGAGGGCTTGCGGGACCTTGCCATCCAGACGCTGGCCGATCTCCTGCCATGCGTCCTTATTGCCTTCCATCGCCTGCGACACGACTGTGTCAGCGATCTTGTCGAGGCCGGCATCGATCGTGGCATTCGAGGCGCGAGCCAGTGCTCGCTTGAGAGCCTGCTCCCACAGCTTCGCCTTCTTGGCGTTCTGGTTCCCTGGTTGTGCGCCGGATGTTGCCACTTGATTCGAGTGCTAACGTTTTGTGTCAGCAGCCCCTGGTGCCCTTACCCTTACCGCCTTTTCCACCCTTCTTACCCATGTCAGTCCTCCGGTTCGATTGTTTCATTGGCGATCTAATCCTACATCAACAGCATCAGTGCATCGTCTTCGTCGTCTTCCGCCGCTTTGCGCAGGAGGAAGGCGATTTCCGCCTCGATTGCAGCCGTTCGATACAGATCGTTGATGGCGTTGCGTGCGGCGCTGATGATTTCGGTGAGTTCGGCATCGGGTGAGCTGATATGGGGAGTCGGCAACGGGATGGGCTTCTTGCCCACCTTTCGGCTTCTTGGGGCCACCTTTTCTGCAATCTCGCGCGCATGGCTGGCGGCAATCTCTCGAGCACGCTCCAGCAGGGCTCTTGCATGCTCGGCGCTGTCCACCGGGAAGGTCTGTCCATCGATGTCGATGTAGTAGCGACGGCGATGCGATCTGCCCGCTCCAGTTGAGAGCTGCTCGCCGAGGCTGACGGTGATCTGGACATCAGATCCCGGCGAGACCTGCGATCCACCCGCAGGAACCTGGCTGATGATGAGCCCCGCGGCGACCACGGAGCTGTAGGCAGTGACGATGCTGACGGTGAGTCCGACAGCCTGGATGTCGGTCGTGCCCTGCGCCTGAGTCTCTCCGACGACATTGGGCACCGTGACTGCAGCGGCAGCACCGAGTCCGAACGTGACGAACTTGCCGATCGAGGCAGGTGAACCGATCCCGAGGCTGATGAGGTTGCTTGCACTCACGTCGCCCTCGTAAGTGCGGTCGGGTTCGTGCCGTCATCGAGGGTGAAGGTCATCGCCGCAGTCGTGCCGTCGAGTTTCTTCACCGTGAGCGTCGTGCCGGCGACTGCGCGCTCTTGGAGGAACTGCTGGATAGCAAGCAGCGCTTGGGTGAGGGTCGGCGCGGCGCCATCGGCAGCATAGCTCTCCGTCAGTTGCGTGGTCAGGAGGCCCGTGACATCGCCCGTGGCGGCAGGAGATGCCGGCAGGTTGTCGGTCT